TACACTCTTTCCCTACACGACGCTCTTCCGATCTCAGGCCAAATATAAATTTCAGGTTTTGGAATCTGGCGATTGAACCAATACTGGAACGGCTGGTTGGCCGTGAAGTTTTTGTTCGGCAGATTAGTGTAGTCATCCCGGTTCAACCGAGCCATCGTGATCTCAGTTGAGTTATTCCCGAAAAACAACTCCCTCAGGCTCAACGTCCCAGAAATGGCTCGGATGCGGTAGTACGGAACCGTGAACCCCGGATCGATGTCGTACCAGAGCCACTCGTTGTCAACCCAGACGGTTGGACCCGGCGCAGAGATGGTCTTCCATGTAGTTCCGTCAGAGGAACACTCAAATACCACATTGAACGTGCCAGAAACGCCCGGCAGGACGCCGATTGACCCAATATAGACTGAAGATCCATAGTTAACCGAAATATTCCCTGCCGCAGAAGTCTGCGTACAGATTGTGTCTGTGTTGCCGTCAAAGGCATTCGCCACCACTCCGCCGGCGCTGCTTGAGTACGCTCCCGACGGCCTTGCCATCTTCCTGTATAGCGCTTGCAATACGTCGTTTCCGCCAACAGGAAGGTCGTAAATGTACTGGTCCGCTTTCAGGCCGTACACCTTCTTTTCGATTGCCCAATACTGGATACCAATGTTGATTAGGTTAGACAAAAGAAAAAACAATGACTCACGAGCAGACGTTACCTGCTCCGATGTCAGTTCTTCCGCAAGTTTACCGGCCCGACGTGCTCCGTGGTCGATCAACTTCATTACGCTGATGACCGTTGTGCCGACTGTGTTTGAATAAGCCATTTACCAACCCGATGGACAGTTCCAACGTTTCATTGAGGCCCTAGCCCGGCTTCCTTTCTCGCTCTTTGCCGCAATCGGACCCATCCGGGCACAGAACGAATCACGCCTTGCTCCACCTTGGGGTTGCGGTGCCTTGAGATTGGATCCGGTCTCGCTATTGTACTTTGCTCTGCCTTTGGCAGTAAGCCCCGCGCCTTTGCTAACGGGCAACTTCTCACCCCGACCAATAGCTAACGATGGGCTTTTTTTTCCCATCATTTACCAACAAGACTTAGTGATCTTGCCGCCCGTTTTTACTTTAGCTGTCTTTGCAGACTCCTTGAAAGCCTTCGCAGTCGGAGCTCCCGGTGATCCGGGTTTGCGCATCTTCTCGCCACTGCCCTCGGCTATCCGCTGACGTTTGGCTGCAATGTTGGCGTACAAGCCACCTTCTTTCATTTTCTTTTCCAAGAACAATTTATCAACCATTTCCAACCTCTCTGGCTTAGTTGTCTCTTTGTTGATAATGTTCATGCGCTCTGACTTGCTTTTTCCTGCGTCGTAAAAGCCTTCTTTTTTCAAAGACTTAACCACACCGCCGTCGTTCACCTTTTTATCAGCCGCTGCGAATTCCTTCCCAACCGACGTAGAAATGCCAACCTTCTTTGCAAATTTTGGACTATGCGCCACAGCCTGCATCAGCCGTTTCTGCGCTGGGGATTTAGATGGCATCTTGCACCCATGATGTAGTGGCCTCGTCCCAACAGTAACGCTGACCATCAGTAGGCATCGCAACGGGAGCATCCCACAAACAAGTTTCTTCGTTCAAAACCCAAGATGGAAATGATTGCGGAGGAATAAATGCATCACGGGCATAATCGTAAGTGTAGCCAATTCCGGCGTAATGCTTACGGATTCTTCTGTTATAACTGGTTTGTTTCCAGTTGGTGTATCCGCCAGACCAGTCTACAAGAAACTGAATCCCTTTTGCCTCAGATTCAACACCGTCTTGCAATAGCTCATTGTTATGGACGGCGAGAACTTCCAGCACAACATTGTTTTCATCAAGTTTTGCAAAGTAAGCCATTTTATTTCTCAGAATGTAATAGAGCCGGTGTCTGTAAACTTATAGATCCGATACCCGCCGGTTACAGTGACTGTTGGGCTTCCAGTTGTTGCTGTCGCTGCTGAATTGGTGTCTGGGTAACGAATAATCACAACGCCTTTCCCGCCTGCCCCGCCTGTATATTTGGGATTAGCCGAAGAGTTTGCCGCGCCGCCGCCGCCGCCGCCAGTATTAGCATCAGCAGGAAATGGGGCAGTATTTACTACAAGATTAGTTTGGCCGCCTTTCCCAGCGGTTCCAGTAGCTCCCGTGCCTCCATTCGCAGCCGGAGTATTGTATCCAGCCCCTCCACCGCCATAAGCATAATAAACTGAAGATCCGGTGATGCTGTTTAATGCTCCACTTCCACCAGTTCCCCCTCCAGAACTAGATCCGCCAGATCCAGCACCCCCAGCACCCCCACCACCACTAGCGCCTCCATAACTCTGGTAAGGCGCGATAAAACTACCGCCATTTGACCCTTGGCCGGAAATCCCAGTTCCTCCAGAGCCTGCGATGCCACTAAATGCACCGCCAGCCCCAGATCCGCCGTTTTGATTTGTAGCAGTACCCCTTTCACTAACCCCACCACCACCTCCAGTGGTTTCAATTTTTGCCCCACTTCCTACCGCATTAGTATTCCAAGATGAAACACTACCTTTATTTCCTTGTGCGGTGCTGTCCCCTGTTGTAGAACCTCCTGCGCCGCCACCACCAACTGTAACGGTATATGACGTAGCAGCAACAACTGAATATGCAGAACCGCCTACGTTAGTTAGTAACCCGCCAGCGCCGCCACCACCAGAGCCATCATTTGGGCCAGATCCACCACCGCCACCGCCAGCAACAACCAAATATTCAATAGATGTTGGTGCGCTAACAGCAGGTTTGCCGCCCAACAACGCAAGCATAATCCCACTCATGACACGTTGCCCGTCAGCACACAATTGGTCGCGTCAATAAACAGAACGGTGCAAACGCCGCGAGTTGCCAGCGTTGCAGAAGTCACAGTTGTGTTACTTCCAGCAATTTTGGTTGTTACAGCAGAACAAGTAATCGTTAAGTTACCAGTCGTGTTGTTGTACAAAGAAACAACGTCACCAGCAGCAAAAATAGATGCAGGAACAGTTACGCCAGCAGCAAGCGGTAAAAATTTACCAACGTCTGCCGCTACAAGTGTTCCAGTTGTTGCGCTAGACGGAATGTTTAAATACCCAAGAGTCACCGCATCCGTAGATGGTAGCGTCTGGGTAAGTGTGCTTCCAGTATTGGCCGATTGCAACACCGAGGTTCCAGCCCCACTAGCATTGCCTTGAAGTTTAATTGCGCTCATGATTAAAATCCTTTAATAAACAGCTACAACCCAAGCCTGTCCTGTAGGTACAGTTACTGCGTACCCGGTAGCTACTGACACCGGCCCAACACTAAACCCATTAGTGTTGTTAGTCAGCGTGTAGTTTTGACTGATAATAATTTGCGATTCAAGAATGGGACCGCCCCCACCACCCCCGCCTGTATACTGAGGAATGTTAAGCGTCGTCCCGTTAAAAGTGGCCGCGCCGCTCGTCCCAGTCGTTGTAAGCGTGATTGGTGATTGGTAGTCTGTGTTTGCTATTGCCGCAGTAAATGCGCTAGTGCCATTGCCTTTCAAAACACCAGTAAGCGTTGTCGCTCCAGTGCCGCCTCTATTTACCGCTACAGCCGTGCCATTCCATGTTGCGCTAGTGATTGAACCGGGGTAGTCAAGTGTGTTCGTTGACCAAGACGTATTGCTAGGGGTCTGATCGTGTCTGTCCCAACTTCCAGCAGAGATTGCATTTGATAACAAAACAACGGTTACATATCCGCCAGAAGGAATAGAAACCACAAGCGTAGACGAAGCATTATTTACAGTAATTGCGCCGCTAGACTGATTGTTGTTAAATGAAAATATTGTGCCGTTCGGCAGCGTGGTTGCATTGGGTAGCTGGATAACCTGACCACCAGAACCCGTAACGCTATATACGGGCGTTGACGCCGCCGTCAGCGTGATTGGAGTCCCAGACGCGGCAACGCTTGTAAACCCGTTAAACGTAGCGTTAATAGTGATGTTGCCGTTAGCGTCACGCAAAACTACTGAACTTGCACCAGAAGACGCTGTAACGCCCGTTCCGCCGTTAGCGACTGGCAACGTCCCGGTAAACGTGATGTTAGGGGTCGCCCCGCCACTTGATGCAATGTTTCCGCTACCGGTAACGGATGAAACACCACCACCACCGCCAGAAAATGGCTCCGTAAGCAAGACGATTCCGCCGTCTTCTCCAGCAAGAACAACTGACATTACAACCCCTTAATTATGCTGAACCTGTTCCACCACATTAAATGATGGTCAACGTAGCAGTGCCAGAAGACGCTGCGAGCTAATGTTGTACAACATCAAGAAACACCTCCGCCGCTCTGAATGATAGTGAACAACGCAGTTCCGGTCCCGCTGTTTGCAATGATTCTAATACCCTGAACTGGATACGAAATGTTTGAGTCTTTTGTCGTGGTCTGAGCCGTCAAAGTAGGATGATTAGTCCAGTTCCCAGTTGAAGGGGAATAGCCAGTAGCGTACACATCGTCAAAAGTGTACTGCACCGTGTAGTTGATTGTACCAGTGACCACAACGCTCACCGTAATGTTTGTCGGAGCGGTGTATCGGTCAGCCGGATAAACTGGCGACGTTGTTGGCCCCGACGGCGAAGCAGTCGTGCCATAAATGGTTGTTATGAAAGGGCGCATCTAAATCTCCAATGAAGACAGGGGCCGAAGCCCCCATCTATTTTAGCAACGTCCGCCGCGTTTCTTCATCATTGGC